ACCGCTTCATTAAAAACCGCGTTCTGTTTTTCGTAGTCCGGTGGTGTCGCAAAGTGATTTTTATAAGCGTCGTATTTTGAAAGGAAATTCATACAATCCCCGCTTATAAAATTTATAGGGCAGTTAAACCATTCTTCGTCTTCGTCAAGCCATTGCGCCGGGGATTGTGTTGGAACCTCGCATCCGAGGGTCAATTTCATTTCCGGCACGAGCTTGCAATTTGAGCATTTAAAATCAACCAGGCCCGCTCGTAGCCCGGCGATTACTTTAAAGACAGCTTTGTAATTTCGGATAGTCCGCTGATCTTCTCGACCGATGCACGGATTCCGCTTATGATAAAGCCGGGCAGTCTGTCAAAGCCCTCTTTGCTGAAAGCGATCTCTTCGCCGGTTCCCGCATCGTACAGATTCGACCAGCCCTTCACGCATCCGCGCAAGACTTCCTTGTTCGCCGCGGCAATCTCAAAAATCTTTTCCTGCGGCATGTCCGACGCGTACTCTTTGCTGTTGACCGAAATCTGGTCTTTCTGCGCCTGAGTAAATGCGGTCAACTGGAAAACCGGTCGCAGCGTTGCGTCGGCGATGTTGTCAAACTCTTCCGGTGTAAAGGGCACGGTCACTTCGGTTGAAAACGGCGTGTAGCCCTGCAAAAGCTTTCGGGTTTCCTCGTCAAGGATTCTTTTCTCTGCCATTTTATCTCCCTTTTTATGGTTTTTTATGCTATATTAAGTACAGAGTCCGCAAAACTCCGAAACAAAACACATCCGGTTGCTCTGTCATTAAAGCGCGGCAATTTCTTTGCGGACTCTGCCGCCGCCGGGTGTTTTTTAAAGGATGAAATATGGGCAATCAATACACGAACCCTCTTAATCCAAAACATCCATCTGATGAAACCAAAAGAAAAATGTCCGCGGCGGCGATGGGGCATGGCGCTTCCGAAATGACAAGAAAAAAAATCAGCGAGAAAAAGAGAAAACAAATTACGTACATTGTCAACGAAAACGGATGTCATGTTTGCACGAGTCACTCCCATACTCGCTGGGGATACTCTCAATTTTATTATAATGGGAAATCCAGTTATGTTCATAGATACATTTACGAACAAAAAACCGGGAAGCCGATCCCAGATGGTATGCAAGTTTGTCATCATTGCGACAACCCCGCCTGTATTAATTTTGAGCATTTTTTCCTTGGCACTCAAGCAGATAATACAAAAGATATGGATAAAAAGGGAAGACGCAAAGTTCATCCTCTTCGTGGAATAGAAAACCCATGCGCAAAACTTACAGAAAGCCAAGTTTTGGAAATACGATCTTCCCCCTATTCGGCGTATCAACTCGCAAAGGTTTATCCTGTAAGCGAGCGAGCTATAATGTTTATTAAAAACGGAAGAAACTGGAAACATTTATTGCCTCTTAAGACATCGATCCGATAAGAATTTGATACATCACAGAATTGGGAAGGGCCGAATCGACTGCACCTGCACCAAGATCATTTCTGAGGCACCGGTACACGCGGGAAGTATTGACATACCCCTCGCGGCTCGCAAGCGCCGGACTCAACATCTGCCCGTTGGGAACTTCAACCGTGATGTGTGGGCTTGCCTGCGAACTGGCAATGGTGATTTTACCGGTCACCTGATTACTGACGATATAATCCACGTCGTCCAGGGCCGCGCGCATCTGATAAGGATTTATCGACAGCCGTGGGTCACGGTCCTGCGTGCCATAGTATGCAATGCCGGTGCTGGTGCTCTGATCGAGCAGCGGATTGACCACGCCGCCGAAGTCGAGCGAGAACTGGCTGATCGTGAGGTTGCCCTGAACCGTGGAGCCGTTGACGCGCATGGGCGCCGTCACGATGTTGTTGAGCATGACCTCCGGTGTCGTGGTCTGGGGAGCGGTCAGCAGCCTGGCCTGCGCCCAGGTGATGTCCGTAGTGCCCACAAAAGCCGCACTGTACTTGCCGGTGAGCAAATACACGTCGCCGACCTTGGAAGTCGCAATGCTGCTGCCGTTGCCGCCGTGGGCGCCGCAATAGCGGTACACGATAGCCGCCGGTGTGCTCACGTTCTCCGGGCTGATAACCCAGATTGTCGCCGTGACCTCGTTGGCGTGGATCATCGGCAGGAATCCCTGGCCGGTTGTGGTGTATTTGCGCCAGATATGGCCCATGGTGCGCATGAGCTTGGCCCAGAGCGGTACGGTCGTGACAGCGCCCGCCCAGGAAAGTTTCTGCGTGAAGGTGATCTCGGCCGACCGCATGCCGGCGATCGATAGGTCCCGGCCTTCGTCGCCCGCAGCATACCTGCTGGCCTCGTCGTCAAAGTCGATTTTCGGAGCGTCGCTGATCGTTTTGAACCGGCAGTTGAAATCCGCGCTCTGTATGGCGATTTCGACGCCGGGATTGAGCAGTGTCGGGCTGTTGGTTGCCAGATAACTGTTGACAAGGCCGCCTGCAAACGCCGGGCCGCCCGCAATGGTCAGACTGCCGGTGATTGCATAACCGATACCATCGGCCTTAGGCGTGGCGACAATCGCAGACACGTTGGCGATTTTGATTGTTTCCGAGTTCGGCGCACCATTTGACGTGCCGACAAAAGAATCATCCCGGAGCGTGAGAATCTGGCCAACCTTAAACGGCGTCGCGCTCATTGTGTTGTACCCGGACACTGTAATGGTCGTGTCGCCTGCGGTGAGCGTAAGCGTGCACGGATTGCCGATGACCGGGCATTCTTCCACCGCCAAAATCGCCGATTTGTAAACTTGATTGAGAAGATTCATAAAAACTCCTTGGATAAATTGTTTTCGCTTTAACTTCCAGCCCTGATTGACGGGTGCTGCCGATCTTGGCTGTATATCGCTTTGAATATCGCCCGTAATTGTCCGGGCCTCTGCACATCGTTGCGCTTGATAATTTCAATCTGCGAACCCATATAGAGAATGTTGTCGCATGTGTCGTTGACCGTGTAATTTACGCCGAAAAGCATTTTTAAATCATCCAGGGCTTTGCGCAAATTAGAGCGAATGGCAAAATTAGGGTTCGTGCTTGTTGTGTCCAGTTCCCCTATGACAAGAATGGTAAAAAGCACCTCGTTGGTATAGTCCAGCGAACCGATTCCGGCCAGCGTGTCCATGTTGGTTTCTTTGTCGGCCAGGCTGTCCGTGGGATTGATAACCGCGCGCGGGAACTCGCCGATTGAAATATCCTCTTCGTCACAAAGGCTCCACGAAAAGTTGTATCCGCCCGTGGTGCGCATGCCGCTAATTAAGGCGGCCATGGCGACTTCAATTTTATCGGTTATGGGTTGATTCATAGTGCACCCGCCGCTTGCAGACCGGAGCGTAAAGCATTTTCAAGGCCGACGCGGAGATTCGGTTCCTGCTTTAACAGTGCCGCGTCAAGAAATTTATCCGGTGCCCAATGCGCACCCGTTTTACTATTTGTCCACCCCTCGTGGACATACGGGCCGTAGTAGGCCTTCTGCAGGTCCAGGCCGACCTCGCCGATTAATCCGCTGGGGTCGATAGCTACGGTCACGCTGCGGTTAAGGTTTCCGGTTAAACGGTACCGGCGTTTTACAGATCGATTACTATGCCTGTGCGTCACCCGGGCCTCGCGCTGCACCTGGGTCAACTGATCCTTCATTTCGACACGCAGCGCCTTTCTGAGTTCGCCTGGTATCTTGGCGAAAGCGTCGAGCAGGCCATGGGTGTCAATGGTTATTTCGATCATAGCGTTTTACCACTTAATCGCAAATCCGCCACTGCCTGCGCGGGTAAAATTTTGCTGCAATCCACCGGATACGATTGTCTCGTATTTTAAACCGCCCTGAATGGCGATCAGGTCTTTTGAATATTCTTTGTACCGGATAAAATAAACATCATCCTGTACCCCGGCATCGACGTTGTTTATGCCGTAATTGGCCTTGCATACGAGCATCTGCAAGCATGTAATAAGCCATTGTCTGACAAGATAATGTGTTCGGTTGGTGAGCGAGTTTGTCGGGTCGTTGACCTGAGCATTTAAAACGGCAACATCGATATTAAAAGAATTGACGAAATTAATGAACTTCGCCGCAGTCTGATCGTAGAAATTATTATCAGGGTTAGGGTTTTGGGTCAAATACAAGTCGCCACGCTTTTTTATGAGCGCGTCATCGAGGTCAGAAAAATCTATCATCCAGCCGTATGCTGTGGGCGCTGTCATTGTTTTCCTCCGTTTTTAAAAGTGACGGGGCTTCGACACCCCGCCACTTCCGTTTCACACTCAACAGGAGAAAAATTAGCCCATCAAGACCCCGAGGTTATGCGCATTGGTTACGCCCACACCCCAGGCAAGCGCCACTTCGATCTGTATCGAGCGGCCAGTCTGCCACATGAGCAGCTGATAGATCAGGCCGCAGCGCGGGTCCGGAATGGTCTGCTTGCCGATAAGCTGGCCCTGTACGCCCTCAAAGGCGATAAGCGGCTGCCGGGCAATCAGGGTAATCGCGTCGCGGGTGAAAAACAGGTTCGGGGTCATCGTGCCGGGAATGAAATGCACGACGGCGTTTATGAGTTCCGCAGCCATAAGGCCCGGCTCGGAAATCGTAATGGTTGTCGCCGTGTACGACTTGACCACATAGACAAACTGCTTGTCACTGCCGATGTAAAAACGGTCGCCAGCAACCGGCGTATGTGTCATGGGTGAACTGCAGGAATTCACGGTCAGGGCAATCGCGGTCGCGCCGACAGCAAGGGCGCCGGTAAGAATCGGAAGGTCGTTCGCGTCCATCGTGGTCGTGACGGGGACTAACATCTCGTCGAGACCGACTGCCAAACCGGAAACCGTGCCGATTTCGCCTGTGCGCAAGAGCTTGTCGGTCCCGGCTTCGTTGGCCTTGAACAGCACGCTCTGCTTGCCCTGGATGTTGTAAACCGAATTGTTATTCAGAATCAGGCGCCTGGCAAGACCGCCAGCGGGCGAGCCGTTCTGATTGAACATGCGATTGCAGGCCGCAAAGTCCGTGAGGTCGCCTGCGGTCGCAAACGGGGTGGTCCCTGCGGTGATGGAATCCGTGCCCGTACCGATTGCGCGGCATGCGCCGGCAACACCAGCCGCGGCAATGTCCGCAGACACCAGTTTGCGCAGCGCGCGAACGGCCTGGGCCATCTGATCGGCGTAGTAGTTGCTGTAAGTCCCGGTGAGCTGCAGTTGGCGGATTTCGTCGCCGTTATACACGATACCAGCGTTTTTCGATTTGCTGATCGACAGCGTGCCGCTGCCGGCGGTCTGGCCGGAAAAGGACGGAACGGACGCGGGATCGACGTTATCGGTCGTGGCAACCGGAGCGATCGGATAGGTAATGACCTGGCCGACGTATGCCGATTCGAGCTTGGCGTTCATGTTCACGGCATCGATAAGGTCGGTTTGTTCCTGCGCGACCTGATTGAGACCGACGTAAAAAGAGGGAACCAGAGCACTAAGGGTATTGACGCCCATAAAATTTATTCCTTTGGCGTGCGCTTATGATTCTACAATCTGTCCACCGTTTTTTGAAAACTCAATCCGCTTGTCTATCGGGAGTTTTTCAAACTCTTCGATGGTCATAGATAAGCCGTCGCCCGTTGTTCCTTTGGCTCCGGCCGTATTCACGCCTTTGCCGCCGGATGTTTGTTTGGTTTTCGCCAGACTCGGGAACAGGGCTTTCACCTTGTCCACCGCGTTCGGGCCTTTGGGATTAACCAGTGGAACGAACTCGCTGTCGATCATCAACCCTGGTGCTCCATCCTGGACAACAATCTGTTTTTTCAAGGACAGATTTTCCAGAACAAAATCGCCGTTGTCGCCGAATGCGTCCTTGATAGGACTTAAAAACTTTTCGCGCGCGCCCGATATAATCGCGTCCTGCCTGGCCTGGGCCTCTGCCGCTTTAGAAGCTTCGTTCTCCTTTTGCAGGCTCTCAAAGTTCTTTTCGATCTTTGTGAACTTCTGCATCAGGGCTTCGTACTCCGTCGCGGGCTTCGTGCCTGCCAGCTTTTTCTGCAACTGCGGGGCCAACTCCTCGTCGGGGTCAAGCTCCAATGCCTTGAGCGTTGCAATCAGTTTTTCCGCTTTGGTCTTGTGCGTATTGGCGACATTTTCAAATTCTTTCGCCCGGTCGCGCAAGCCTTTTGCCTCGGAATTTACCTTGTGCAGTCTTTCAGAGAATGCTTCGGAAATTTCCGTGCCATTCGGCAACTTGTTAATGACCTCCATTGCCTGTTCAAGTTCCATCTGTCAACTCCTTGCCCGCCGTGGGGCGATTGAAAAGTTTTTCGTCTCCGGGACTATGCGCGATCATCGCCTGGACTTGCGCGCATTATCGAAAACATTTTCGGGCAATAAAAAAAGGCCGTGCAACTGTGTAACCAGTTACATGGCCTTTAAGAATCTTGCAACTCCCCGCCCCGCTAAAGGCAGATCATCGCCCAAAAATGTCAAAGATCAAAAATTAATTATGCCGTGTCTGTGAAATCTGGATTCTCATTTGATTTATCGTGCCCACCTGACTGATAATAACCTGCTCCTGTTTTTTAATCGCCTCACCCTGGACGCCGATCACATCGTTTGCCTGCCGGATGGTATCCTCAAGCTGTTTGATTCTGGCCGCCTGCAATTCGATAGTCTTGTCCCGCTCATCGGCCACGGGCGCAGGAGTGGTTTGAACCACCCCGGCCGCGTTCGTATGGTTCGGCCCTTTGTCGGCCATGATTGAGGCTGGTCGGCGCTCTGTATTTGATACAACCGGCATTACATCGCCGATTTCTGAACGGCCTTGCCTTGTGCCGGATGCGCGCCGACTTTTTTTGCGTGCTTGGCCACTGCGCCAGCATGCTTCGCTTCTTTTGCAGCGTGCGGATTCGACTGTTTGGTAAAGGGCATGGTGAATCTCCTTTGGCGTTTAAACTAAAATACCGATATAATACTTTATGCCCTAAATATTACATTGTGGGAGTTGAAAGTCAAGGGGAAAATAAAAAGCCCTCGGTTTTATCCGAAGGCTTTAGGGTGCTTTGCCTTTGCGTTGCTCATCTGCGCTTGGCTTTGCCGTTGCTAAGCAATGCTTTGCTTTGCGTTGCCCTGCCGGGCCTTTGCTCCGCCGCGCAAGGCTCTGCCTTTGCTTTGCTTTGCTGCGCCGCGCAAGGCCGGGCTGCGCCTTTGCTTTGCGTCGCCGCACCTGGCCTCGCCTTGCCTTTGCGTTGCTCTGCTTCGAGTCGCCGCGCCTTTGCCGTTGCTAAGCGTTGCTTGGCCCTGCCTTTGCCAGGCAAGGCCTTGCCGAGCAAAGCCCTCGCACTAATCCAAAACCTTAAAAGTAAACCTGCCTTTCCCGGAATTGCGCCATTGACCAATCCCGCGCAGTTCTCCGTATTCGAGCCATTCAGTAACGAGCTTCTCATACTTTTTGTCAAGTATTAAAATATCGAAAACAATCTTTGTGCCCGCCGGAATCTGCTCGCTGTTTGCCAAAGAGATTCTTTCGCCCTGCGCCGTCTGTCCGCGCAATGGCCGCTGACAATTTCCCATGACCGCGCCCTTTTCCAGAATGAGCGGTATCTGGCGAGGCTTCGGAAAAATAAGCCCGTCGATCACCTTTTTATAAGCTTTGAGTTCGCTGCTCTTTGTTCCGCCCGCCCGCGTCAGAGAACCGCAAGCATCTTTAAAAAATCCCTTGATCTGATAATCCCAAAGAAACGGATTCCCGTCTTTGTCCTTTGGAAAAATCGTCATTGACTTTTCCTCCACCTCCTGCGCACCCATAACCGCGATTTCCTCTTTGCGCGTTGGTGCGTCCGGCGCATTCGCGGCGATAAACTCGGAATGAATTTCCGGGTTGTTAGGCTGCGTACCAAGCAGCGGCTCAATAAAGGTTAACTCCACACGCATAAAACACCTCCCTGAAAAAAACCGGCCCGGCGTTGTGCTGAACCTTGCGAGAAAAGCACACTTAGCACATGGTGACGTTCGGGCCGATATGTTGTTGTCTGTTAGTTTGCAAGGTTCTGATTAATTATATAAAATGCTTACCAGAAAGTCAAGGCTTTATTTCCCTCAAATACGCCGTTGCTTGTGTCGTGTTTTGACATGCCAGTTCTAAAGTGTTGCCCCATTTTGATTTTAAAATATTCCAGTATTTCAGGCACATTTTATTTTTTTCGTCCATCCCATAAGACTGACTGCCGTGGTGATAAATATAAACGCTGTTTACAATAACAAGTTTGAGCCCGACTGATTTTACCCGCAGAGAATAATCGTCTTCGCTGCCGTAATGCGGGAAGGTGTTGACGTCCAACAGACCAACCTTGTTTAGGGCCGCGCGCTTTATGAAATAGGCAAAGCCATTGACCAGATCGACTTCTACTGGTTTCCGGCCGGCCAGCGGTGCAATAAGGTTTCTGCCGTACTGCCGGACTTTATGCAGGGGCACGCTGGGCATTCCAACGGACTGATAGGTCGCAGCATTGGACAGCACCCCGAGCACGCCGATATCATCGTTACAGTTTCCATAGGTCGTTACCTCTGTCAGCCAATGCGGAGTAACAACAACAGTGTCGGAATTTAAAAGACAGACATATCCGCAGTCCAGACTTACTGCAATACCCATATTGCATGCCTGGCTGAATCCGGACGAGGCCTGATTGTGGATTAAAACATTTATTTTTTTTGAGTTAAAAAGCCACTGACAAAAATCGGTTGTTTCTCTGTCTGATCCGTCGTTTACCACAACAATCTGATATTTTGATACAGTTATTTCCTTAATGGAATTTATGCAGGTTTGCAATAATTGCCATTGATTACGAACTGGAATAATGATCGAAACTTTCACTTAAAGCCATCCGCTGAATGTTGGCGTTTCAGTTTCAACTGTTGCAATTAAATCTCTCAGGCGGTGTTCGGTTAAATGCTTTTCAAATATTAACGCGCGCGCGTTCGCGGCAATCTGTTTTCTCAGATCGTCGTGCGCCAGATAAAACAATATTTTCTCCCGCCCCTCTTCAAAGGTTGAAAAAACGTCAATGTGTTTTTTAATTCCAAAGATATTTTCAATGCCCGCGGATTTATAGCACAGATAAAAAGCGCCGTAACCCATGGTAATAAAAGGGCGGTTGGAAAAATAGCAGAACGTGTCATCGACCTGCTTTGTGTGTATCCCCAGAAATATCTTGCCACTGCCGTACATTCGGGCCAGACCAACGGTCTGGTTTTGCCACAAGCGTTTATTGTATTCGACCGGGTAATTCTTTTCGGAAACGTCGCTCATGTCCGGGAACATTCGCAGCGGGCAGTTTTGAGCGAATAAATATTGTACAAATTTCTTTCTGTCATCGTAATATTTTTCCGATACAAAAGGCGCGCACTGTCCGACAAAGGCGACCTCTGATTTGAACGCTTCGTCGAATACCGGCGAATCAAAATCATTGGCAAACTCATTCGGCAGAAAAGAAACCGTGATATCCAGATCGGTTTTATATCCTTGCACATGACCGAAGCTGGTGACGAATAAATAATCTACGATAGAATTTTTTCTGTAATAGCTGCCCCAGCGGTCTTTCAGACTGGCCCAGTCGCAATGCCAGAATATTACTCGCGCACCGTTTTTGTGTTCTGCCAGTACGTCGAAAATTTCTATCGGGTCATTTCTGTAAATAAAAATCGAATCCGGCCTGAAATCTATCAGGTCGTTTATTAGGTTCTGCCTGAAATTCTGCTGATCGGATTTTAGATATTTGACCTCAGTGGCGTTTTCCGCGCTCCATTTTGTAAAAAATCTATACCTGCTGCCATACTCCATGATGTCTTCATGGTCAGGAATGCCGATAACGTATAACCGTTTTATTTTCATAGTTCCCTTATCCAAAAATCTGGTATGGTGTTTTGTCCCCGGTAGAAAGTCCATTTTTCTCAGCAATAAAGCATTCAAGGTACCTGTTTAGCGCCGTTTCATGTGTGAGTTGTGACAACAAAATATCATATTTATTTGCCTTGTAGAATTTATCAAGCAGAATAGGCGAAAACATATAAAACCCATGATCGATATATCCGTTTGAGGCCACAAAATGCAGCACGCGGCCGCCTACCTTGAGCATTTTAAAAATGTTGTTGAAAGCGTTAGGCACGTTAAAGACGTGCTCCAAGGTCCCGCCGTCAACGATGCAGTCATAGGCTCCCAGGCACTCGGCAGGCGGATCTGGGTGGTTAAGATCAAAAACGATTTCAGCACCCTCATAAGCGGATATATCCATGCGCTTGACTGTATCGAAACCCAGCTTCTTAAAAAAGTCGATATCGTCGCCATGTCCCTCCGGACGTCCGGATATTGACTGTACTCCAAGTGTCAGAACAGATCCATGGAAAGGGCGCAATCCAATTTCCAAGTTTAAAATATCGATTACAAAAGATGCGATACCCACATGTCACTCCTTCACGACGTACGCGGCCGGCGCGTTGGTATTCTGAAAGGTCTGCAATCTGACTTCCGGCTTATTGGTAAAATACTCGTCCACGGCCGCAGTCTCGCCCGGCCAGTCGTGGATTCCGTACTCATCGAATATCATCACCCCACCACGCGATAACCGCGGCCAGAAGGCTTCTAGGGCGGCTATCGTTGGCAGATACAGGTCGCAATCGAAGTGAATTAGGCTAAACCTCACGCCAAGATTGTCTTTGACGAAATTAGGCGCTGTCGATTCAATATTGCCATTGACCAGTTCAATACGCGGCTTCCAGGGGATAAACCTATCAGAATCATATATTTCTATAGCTGCCTTGATCTCTTCGTAAAACTGAATAGGATTGAACCCGCCCGAAACCTTATTGGCAGCTTCAACCGGATCGCCGTCCTGCGGGCACATGGCCGTAAACCCTTCCCAGTTGTCGAAACCATAGACCATCTTGGTCCGGTCGCCGATGCAATAGCATTCCAGCAGGTTCGCCCAGGTCATCAGGCCCAGGCCGCGGAAGACACCAAGCTCGGCTATATCGCCGGGGATATTCAATGTCTTCTGAAATAATTCGACGTGCGCCAGAAACCGCTTTAGCATCTGGCGCCGGGCCAAGACAGGAAATAATTTAACGGCGTTTAAAGCGTCGATGTTATACATGGCACAATGCTCGGCAAGTTTCAATTCAACGTCGTTATCAATTCCGGTTTTCTTAAAACCGTCAAATATTGCACTCATAATTTAAACTCCTTATAGGCATCCAGTGGTTTATCCTTGTCAATATTCGGGACAATGTATTTATCAATAAACTCTTTACTCTCTCCGCACAGACACGGCGAACTCGACCAGCCGAACCAGTCGCATTTAAGCAAATCTTCCCGCATCTGCTTACATGATTTATCCGCCACGTTCCCGAGAGTGAACTGCATAAAATTACAGGGGAGAAAATTACCATCTGCCGATATTGCCATAAACTCGGTACCTGCCGGGCAGTGGTCATAATGGCCGCTGTAAACGTCGCGGTTAATCATGCGTTGGCCGTTAGGCAGCATTGGCGATTCTAATTGCATTTTTTTTATGAAAGCCGAATCTTCCTTTGTCATCAGCATTTCAGTATTGCCGTCCCACTTACCCACCGGCTCCGCAATCTGCACATCAAATCGAATTTTAAGAATGTACGCGATATTGAACGCCGTTCTGAACCCATCAGAGTGCAAACTTTCATGGGTTACAACCGTTGATATTGAAGACAAAAGTCCGGCGTTAAGAGTATCTTTAATGGCCTGAATTGTTTTCTTAAATGAGCCGGGGCCGCGGTTTGCATCGTGCTCGGACTCAATGCCACTGTCCAGACTGTAAGCAATTTTATCCACGCCATGCGCTTTCAAGGTGTCAATTTTTTCCCGGTCCATTTCCCAGCCGTTGGAAACCACATTGATATAACTTTCTTCGGGATAGAGCGCGGCAATGATATTCAGAAGCCTTTGAAAGTCGCATATCGGTTCCCCGCCCTGCAGCACCCAATGAAATACGCCCATGCCACGCAATTCGGTTATCGCACACCCCAAAGCATAAAGGCTAATCAGTGGCGAGTTTCTGAATGTCGAGGCGTAACAATGCGGGCATGCCATGTTACATTTATTTGTGGTATCGATGGAAATCGTGCGCAGATTGCCGGGGATATATTCGGCCTGTTTTTTGTGAAGCAATGGCTTTTGATTATACACCGGTACTCCCATAATATTTTACAAATAGTTCACGGTTCTTACCGCCGATGTCGTGCTCCGGGCCCCGCGTGTGATCTATGTGCATGCTAATTAGATCGTCGTTGGTCACAGATATTACCCCGGCGCGCTTCATGCACGCCTGGTGCGCGTTGTCCGTGTACGATATTCCATAGCACAAGCGTTCGTCAAACATCCCGGATTTAAGAAAGTTATATTTACAAGTGCAAGCACAAAAGTTTATAAGCGCATTCCTATGGACACTATGCTGATACCAGCGGATATGATTAAAATTATCGTCCACGTCTTCACAAGCGCAGAAGACGTAGGTGTTTTCAAAATCGTAAGCGTCCAGTCCTGCCAGAATATCGTTTTTAAATACAATCTCAGGACAGGTGACAATCAGGTTCGCTTTAGTCGCCATGGCCGTCCCGATATTCGACATATACCCGGAGTTAAATTTTAATTCTGTGCAAACATAGTATTTCAGATCAAAGCCACGCCCCACGATTTCGGCAACAGCCTGTTCAATATCCGGCTTAGTATTTTTAGCATCAAATACGATTACTATTTCAAAGTCGCGCTTTTCATAACCGAATTTATTAAACGAGTCCAGCGTTTTCTGCATAGACAGAAAGCGGTTGTTGTTGTTGTAATACAACCACACTATACTGTAGCTTTGCTGTTTTATTTCCATTAGAACAACTTTTCTGTATTGGCGATCATTCTATCCCAGGTATACACTTTGAGTTTTTCAATTAAATTTGTTTTAAAACATTCAGCATAAGAGCTCTGTGTTAAAATGGTTTTAGCTGCAAATATCAGTTCTTCACGATTGTCCTTTTCAGCAATCAGACACGTAATTCCATTGATAAACAGCTCCCCTATGGCGCCGTCGCAAATAACCGCTGGACAACCGCACAAGGTTGACTCTTTCGGCGCAAGATTAAGTCCTTCGGAAATTGAAGGCATGACAAAAACGCTGCACTCACTGAATATTTCTTCTACCTGTAAGCAAGTTGCGTTTGGATAGTGTTTTACTAAACAGTTTGGTTTTGGGGCAGACCCATATCCGCATTCAACTCCAAAAGTCAAAACACCATTTATCAACCCCTGCTTGTATAATTCGTTACACACATCTACTCCAAGGGGATATCTTTTGTCAAGCGAAGGATGATATAAAATAGCGGCATATTTTTTTCTTTCAATATTAGGGAAACTAAAGTCCGGCGTTATCCTACCAAAGCCGACATTATGGCACGTTATGCCTTCGGACTCTATAAGTTTTTTAGTGCGAAGCGTGCTTGACATGACAGTGAGTTTCGGGTTTAAAATATTCCGGTGCTCGCGTTCAATGCACATGCCATAAGACAGCATGTAAATTAAAACTTTCTTGACCTGCGGCAATTCGGTTAAAAGGTTGGTATACGGATTATCTGAATACGTTATAACGACATCAGACGCGGGGAAGGTGTGGTCAGGTAGGCCGATGCTGAAAGGGATATCCAAGTTAAATTTATCGGGCGTTTCTCTCTGAAAGCGGATATGCACATCGTATTTTTTTTTAAGCTCTTGGGCCAGTGCGATTGTGTGGGAAATACCACCGGAATACGGGCTGTAAAATGGCAATTCAAGGGTGATGGTCATTCTATGGCCTTTTTAAAATCGTAGTTATGATTTTTTCTCATTTGAGCCGTTGCCCGATTGTCGCGCCTGATGCGAAAGAAAAACTTACCACTACCCTTTCTCTCCTGTAACTCCCAAAGATGAACTAACCCGCAATCGCAACAGACAGTTTTATGCGCACGTTGTAATTCCATGAGACAATCGTCGGACATTTGAACGTAGCGTTTTGCTCTCATTCGCCCTCATCCATTGCGGTCATTACATCATAATCCGATCCGGTTTCCAGATCATCCCCGCTCATATCGCCCGGGAGTTTGTAAACGGGCGTGAAAACACAAAAACAGTGTGGATGAATTGGGATGGCCGGGAAATTGTCAAGCGAGTAAATCCCAGGGCCAGCGCCATTGTCCCTCTCTGATAATTCCAGGCATATCTCGCAATTCTCCACGCTGGTCGAAACATCAAACTGACCGGCCACGCAGTCTTCGTCGTTTACCGCTTCTGTAAACGCCCCGATATTATAAGCCCGGTTTGTTTCCGTCACGGCCAGGCGGAAGGCGTTTGACAGTGCTTTTTTATCAAGCGCGTTGTCCACGGCCTTGTCAAGCATGTCAGAGCTGAGATTATCGGCAGCGGTAACGATTTTATTGTAAGCCTTATCCAGTGCCGACGGGTCTTCGGTCAAATCAGGATAGGCGTTGAGCAGCTTTTTTAAATCGGCTGCATCACTCATGTCGCCGCGCATGACCTGCCGGGCTGCGGATACGATTTCCCTGATCGGCTTTTTAAGGTCTTCGGCGGTCGTGTAGTTGGAAAGGTCTTTTACAAGGTCACGGAATTTAAGCTGCCCGGACATTGCCACGCGCAGGTCTTCGGCAATCGCGTTGACCATTGCGGGGGAGTACAGGCGCTCGGAAAGTGAAAGCGAATCCCCTGGAAAATAATTTCCGAGCAGGAAGCCACGCAGGTCGAGATTAGTTTTTACTTTAATGGTCACTTTTTCAATCCTGTTTTAATAGCCGCCTCTGCGCTGTCTAAAACCGCCTTTTTTAATTTACCTTTGACATCATGCTTCTTGAACAGTTCCCTGACGATCTTCCCCGCGTCCCTGGGCTTGGCGTTCTCAAGACGCTTGCGCAGTTCCGGCTTCATTGCGGCCAGCACCGGTCGGAAGCGCCGGACAAATTCAATGGCGTGCTTGCGGGCGGGGTTAATTCTCATTGCATTTGTCCGTATATTTTTGCCAAGGGACGTCAAGAGCCGCTGCCATGATGCGCTCCACACCGGTCGCTTCGCAATGTTGCCGGGAATACGGGGCAGCTTCCGAATCCCCTGGCTCATCAATGTTTCCCGGCGAGCGAGCGGATTCAAACGATTCATCAAACGCTTTTATTTCAGGTTCAGGAACGCCGTCGTATTCCGTTCGCAAAACTTCCCAAAACTCATGCAGCAAAACAAGCATGTTCATTCTGATGTCGCCGAGGTCGCTTGTTCTTATTTGTAAAGTACCGATGGAGTCAAAAAAATAATCACCTTTTGTCGGGTAACGCTGTTCGCTTTGGGGAATTACTCGCATTTCAATATGGCGGATATTTCTCATGGCTTTTAACTCATTTCTTGATTTTATGCTTTTGGTGTTCGCCCGCCGAGCAAAACCCCCTCTTTCCCCCTTTTTAAAGGGAGCAGAGAAGATTGCTCGGCAAGATCATGCCCTTGGCATCCCACCCACCGCCGGATTAAGAACCCCGAACTATCCGGAAAATAAGAAAGCCCTCTGACCCTTATTTCATCCCCCACTCGGTTCGGGGCGAGGGAGGGAATTTTGAGCCAGAAGGCTTACTTATTCTGTCCACCATTACCCGAACGTAATGCGGAAAGTTCGTAACTTTCTTACTTGCACTCATAATTTAATATTATGGTCAAAAGAATGTCAAGGCTATAGCTTATTTGCCATGTCAAGGCATTCCTGCGCGGCGTCGAGGCAATGGGCGTGAATGCTAATCTCTGTGCCTTCGATTAGGGCCGCCGAGTCCTGACAGCTCTTGATTGCCGCTTCGAGCGTGTCACCGATTCCCGCAACACTTCCCACGTCGCTCGTACCGCCCTGCTGCGGGACAATCGTACATAAGCCGTCTTTGACTTTATACTTTTTCAGGAATATTTGATCGGCAATTTTCGGCGGATAATAAATTGTCATCGCGTGATTACAGGCCCATTGCGATTCTATGAGTAACTCCACGCCGAATTGCTTGACCGCTTCGGGCTTGACCATTTCGCCGTTCGCGGCCGCCCACATCACCTCGCCAAGGTTTTTAAAGATCAACAGATAGATTGAACCCGGCGGGCACGGCATGCGCCCGGTAAAATCGGTCATAATACTTTTCTTGCCGACGATGCGATTTTCCAAACTTAAAAATCCGGTGTATTTATAATCCTTAAATTTCTTTGCAAACGCCGTGTTGAACTGCGTAATCAGTGGAGACAAATCGGAATACTTTTTGATCTGGCCGGCATAGGCCTTATCCTTCACCTCGCACCCGGATAGCCATAGCTCTGGGCAGGTCCCGCGCATGGTAAAGCCGTCGTACCCCTGTTCTAATACCGGTTGCCCATTTTCGTCTTCGATAGGGTCTTCAACGATAAATTCTATGCTGTCTTCGATTGCGGCCAGGTTGTAACGGTCAACGAGAAGTTCCTCTTTTGACAGTTCGTAGTTTTTATGAAACCGGGTTTCAAAAAGACCGCGCCAGAAATTTACTTTCAACCAAAGATTATCATTTTTCTTAAGGTGATTTTCGAGCGCGTCAAAGCCGACAATCTTTTTCCATGGATTAACAGGCAGGCCAAGCTCGGCCATTTGTTCCTTGCACACATCCCGGTACAGTTCCAGCTCTTCGGCGTTCCCGCTGCCCCAGGTGATTTCCCCTTGAGATTTTAAAAACTCCTGAAAACTCCCTGTGTATACGTCTGGAAATATCCAGAAGTCGATTTCGTCGTAAACGTCCCACGGATTGTTGACAACTTCGACGCCTTCGATCCCCTCGCCGATTTTTGTCTTGTTCGGCTTTGGGTAAGATTCGATCCACCATGGAATGCAGTAGTAAACTGTTTTGTATTCTTTGGTGAGACGAACGGCCAGAGATAAATAATTCCCTGATGTGTCAATCACCATGGCCACAACATCCGATGTCTTCTTCATGCCACCACCTTTTTCTTAAGGCTGAACCCACGCTTGGCGCCCTTGCTGACCTTCTTGGGCGGGACCGGCACGGCGGTAGGGTCCTGCTGCCCCAGTGCCGCGGCTGCCGCTTCTGCTGCCAGTTCTTCGGGTGTCTTCGGCGGGGCGTTCGGATCGACCGGCGGTATCTCAAGCGCATTCTTGGCTTCCTCGACGGCCATTTCTTTTATTTCGTCGATCACTTCCGCCACTTCGTCTTCGTCGGCATCATCGAAGACCGATAGAGCGCACATCTTGAGCGCCAGCGCTTTGCCCTTCGGCCCCACGCCCATGTCAATAAAACTGGTGTAGAGCGCAACGTCATCGACGGGTTGCGCGTCCGGCTGGAAATCTTCTTCGTACAGAACATCGTAATCGAAAGTTGATTCACTCTTGACATAGAGCTTGAACATGCGAGCTATTTCCAGTTCAAGATTTTTCGCCATTTTGCTGGTTTCTTTTAAAACAAACTGCATGGCGTGGAAATCATAAGCCTTGGACTGTCCACTCTGGGCCTTGCTTGTCGTGGCCTCAATACCGAGCTGTCCAGCCTGCCGGAACAAATCTTCTTCCATGGTCTTTATAAACGCGGCAATGGTATTAAAATCGGTTGTGGGATATTCCAGGTATCGCGTCGAAGCCGGGGCCCGGCCGTTCTCAGCCGGCGGTTCGTACATGCCCTGCATGGGATTGGATGCAACTGAGTTCCCCGCGTCAAAGCCCGACGGCGTGGGCCGGATCAGGATCGGGAACATCTGCGCACAAATCGCCCTGGCCTCTGCACTGTCGAAATTATAAATCGCCCAGTTACAGCGGGCAATATCGTAAAATGAGGGATGCGGCAGTATGGTCCCGTCTTCGCTTTCGCTCGACATCACCGGGATCACCGGAACTTCCCCCAGGTCGTAAGATGATTTAGTTCCTGACAACTCTTCAAACTTCCCGGTCTTTGGGTTTTTGCGTATCTTGACAGAATACGATACTGTCCATTTTTTCCAGCGCGGCTCTGTGGTTTTGTGTCCAGACTCCGGGTCTGCATACTCCTCCGGCATTTCCTTGAACATGATCTGCTGCACTTTGCCGAAATCATCCAGGATACTTTCGCTCTCCTCGACCTGCTGCGGCAGCCGGATATACAGATAGGGAAAAATGCGATTTTTAACCGCGGTCTTCACATCCAGGTCTGCGGGAATGTTTGGAAAATTGTCGATGATCACAAAGCAGGTTTCGAGAATGCGGGCGTTCTTTACGGCTCGTTTGCAAAAGCTTCCGATACCATGTCTGCGGTTATCCACGTTCTCAAGAAAGGCGTTCCACTGCGGGGCAATGTCTCCATCGTTGTCAATCTGCTCGCCGATCTTGGTCGTGCGCATTACGCCGTCGCTGAACACCGGCTTATATGTTGCGTCGATAATCTGCTTGAGAAAATTACGGTAAAAGGAAATCGCGCGACGCAGTAAATACTGGTCATCGACTTCGGTTGTCATCTTGCGCAGGATCGTACCGTCGTAAAATCCGCCAGTGCCCCAGTACGCCTGCCACATCACGTCGAATTTATTGAGCTTGAATATGGCTGGTCCGGGCGGGGTGTTTTTGTCGCTGCCGGAGAGCGTGTTCTGCGCGGTTGCGACGGGTGCGCCGGTGGAAACTGAAACCGGATCATTGATCTGGTCGTATGCTCCGGTTGCTTGGACTCCGGAAGGGGCGAGAAAAGATTGAGCGACGGATTCAACGGCGAAGTCGTCTGACATAGAAGGGCTCCAAGGTTTAACCGCCTGGGTTGTGGGCGGCTCCTCCTGGGAGCCTATAAGGGCTTACACTGGTATTATAATATATTTATTCCGAAATTGGTACAAGATTATTTCCGGCCGCCTGTTCCACTGCTTTCTTTTTAAGCGCCAGGTCGTGCCGCCGGGCCTTGCAGAGCGCCTTGAACCGCTTGCGGGTAATGCCGAGTTGTTGGCATGCCGCGGTTTCTTGGCGGCGATTTGCCACAATATAAGGGCCGTTTGTAATTGTTGGACGCGGTTCCCTTGGTAATTCAAACCCCGGCTTGCGGATAAATACCCGGCGCTGCGAGGCGCGGGCTTCTGCTTGGGAGTCTTTGTAGTTCATGGTTACCCTCTCAATACAAAGGTTGCATAATTTAGTTTTGACCAATCAACGCTCTTTATTCCAAGCGCGTAAGTTTTATTGAAAAGTTTTTTCTCCCTCAGAGTATACCGAAGGCCACTTCGCTCGTCCTGAATTTCTTTTTCAAATTCTTTGACGAATTGCAGCAGGAAAGAAATAAAATACCCGTGAATGTTTTTATCCATGCTACACCTGCCCCGGCATCCTTCCTGTGAATTGTGCGCTTCCGCCCATACACTTCGAAAAGAAAAGCAGGGCTTGGCTCATTGCGTCAAAACGGTCTTTAAAGGGAACGTGCGGAAAGCTCGTTATTTCTGATTTGTAAATTGTCGTATTGTGCGGGGAGTCTGCAACGTGAACATACCCCATTTCCCAAAGCGGCGAAATCAGATCACCGCGTTTATCTTTGCCGCCAAACTTGGCCGGAATGAACCGGTACACATTGCGGCCGCGCTTCTCGCAACTCTCGGTCAGATAAAACCCGTTTGCCGCCTGCTCTATCACCTCAATGCTGTTCGGATAAAGCTTTTCAATCCGTTTTAACTGCGTATCGTTTTGAATTGCCGTCATGCGCTCGCTGTAATCGTAGAGCATGTAATAATCCGGCCGTCGGCATCCCCAGACCTGAATGCTCGCAAGACAACTCCCGTCACCGTCGGTCAGGCTGGCGTCAACGGAAATAATTACGGCTTCGAGCGCAGGCAATTCGCGCGGGGTGAAGGTACGAAACCAAGCGTCTTTTATAATCCTACCACCCGCGACCGTGGGCCTCTGATTAATCTGTCCGCTGTAACCCGAGCGCAATTCAAGTTTTTTATCATTTAAAACCTTCCGGCCCATGCGTTCGGGAAACATCAGGCCGTTACGCTCCGGGTCTGCGCTCCGGTATTTATCGGTGAGCGCCAGCGGGAAAGGCCGATCTCCCTCGCTCAAATCGGCCGGTAGCGACAAGAACGCCCACAACTGCGGTTGCTCTTTTTTAAGATAGCCGGTTAAATCAAAGTTGTCGATCCGCTGCTGGATATTGATTTTAATCCCGATGTCCGCATTATCCAAGCGGCTGCTCATGGTTTCGGAATCCCATCTATTAACCAGATCCCGGTCGGCTTGGCTGTAGCGGTCGTCTGCCGCGTTTGGGTCGTCGTAGATGATGATGTCGGCCTTGTGGCCGGTCTTGCTGCTGCGCGGGCTTGTGACGCGCCTCTGCCCGCCCTTATCGTTCTCCAAAAACGTCTGCGCGTCGTTGGTGAGCTGAAACTTGTGGCCGAACAGTTCCTGATACCAGCCCGATACAATGAGGCTGCGGGATTCCCGGCAATCGCGTTCAACAAGCTCCGGTGAATACGAGGCGGTAATAAATTTCAGGTGCGGCGCGTGGACCCAAACCCAGGCAGGCAGGGCGACGGAAAAAATTGCAGATTTCAAACTTTTCGGCGGTGTATTTATACACAGATGATACTGCCGCTTTTCGTTTTTAATCACCCGCATTACGGCGGTCTGTGCTTCATCACAAAATATTTTTATGTGCCAGTTGTCGATCAGCGGAATAGCAGGATTTAATACTTTCCATGCCCGTTTAAAAAACTTGTAAAACGATTTTTCACATGCCTGCCGCTCAAGCGGAAGGGTTAGCGAGTCCAAGGTCTTCAAGTCTTTCACGGACACGGCGCTCCAACTCTTCGGGGCCAATGTCGTCGACGCTGCCAAATTTCCCACCGTTGTTTTTTAGGTTTATACTCTGTGGAGCGGAACCGTAAAGACTATCAAAAACGACCTTGGCGGCCTGGGTGTCACCCTGCTCTGCCGATGCGAAGGTCTTGGCCCAAACAACCGTCTCGTGTGTTATCTTGCCTCGGATATTCGGAGCAATTTTACGAACAATATCAGCGAAGTTTTCCGGTGGAAGCAGGTCTGCAAACCGGCGAGCCTCCGCATCCCGGCGCTTGGGCAATCCCCGGTTGGCTGGTTGCCGGTCTTTGGAGAACCGAGTCGGCTTTAGTTGGGCAATTCTTTTTTCCCGTATCGTTTCCGTAGATTGCGGAATATCGCCCTTTTCCTCTTGCTTAACCGTTTCAGGAGTGCCGTTTTCGATTGTTTCCACGATCCAAGTATACTAAATATTTTCGGCAAAAGTCAATCTAAAAATAAATAGTCGTGTCTGAAAAAAGCGTATCCCTGACTGCCGTATTTGTCCAGGCTTGATTATTAACGTCCCAAAACCGTGATATTGATATAACAACTGGCATGTCTGCGTGATAGATTTTAACAATAACCGTTGAGTCACGGAAAAAATCGATTGTTGTATTGCGATACGTATTCCCATTGATATTTTGAGGATAATTCCAAATTACAACATTCGCAGAATGGCACGTCCAGCGGTATGGGCCTTGTCCGGTTGCAGTTCCAAAAAACACACTGTCAGAACCCGTTGTTGAGAAAACAAGCGTGACCGTATCGATTTTTACAGTATCTCCCCAAGTTATTTGGTCAGGTTGCGAAACTGTGGGCGTAACCGGATTCTCCTGGCACCCGACAACCGCCAGAATCAAGACCGCGAGAATAAAGCATTTCATAAGACCTCCTGGTTAAAATGTTATTTCAAAAACAGCGCCGTCGGGTCTTTCTCCCGCGGCGTTAAAACAACGCCCGCGGCCTGCTCAAAGGCCCGGAGGTCGTGTTTAACGTAAAACGGCTTATCTGCCTGTCTGAGTACGTCCACGGCGTTACGCAGGAACTTGGCCCAGTCCATGGTGTTTGCGACATGGTTCAATTTTCCAATTTTAAAATGGTCAGTAACCGCCAGTGAAGCCCGGATACATGCCAAGGACTGCTCTGGATCCAAGACCGGCTCAATCGACACCCAGGTTTTGATTCCGAGAGCGTGGAAAGCCTCAAGCATCTTAAGACGGTCTGCAGGGCTGGCGGCGCCGGGCTCCACCGCAGCCGACCTTTCCTGGTCCATGAACGTAAGCGTGGCGCCTACTTTGATCCGATCCCCGAACGCCCGTATTTCGTCCAGTGCTGATAGTGCCCGGAGCCCGCCTTTGGTCAGGATTACTACCTTGGCGTGGTAGTGGTTAAGCAGGGCGAGCGCGCGCTTGGTAGTTTCGTATTCCGTTTCCGCAATCGGGAAAGGGTCGCTTGTGAATGAAATTAAAATCTGTTCTTTTGGCGCACCATGCTTTAGCAGATAGGTTTCGAGCGCTCCAAGGATTCCGTCACGCGGTTTGACTGTGGCGTGGATACTATTGCGCCCCTGAAATCCCGGCATATCGTGCGTAAAGCAATAAGTGCATCCAAAATCGCACGACTGATAAAGATTCAGCGCCCAGGGAGAATACTCCGATGCGCGGCCGGCAGGTTTATAGAGGGCAGAAGGCATATTTTCTCCTTTAAACCGGTATAAGTAATTTGTTTTCGCTCCAACCAGCATTAATTCTTTGATGCAATCTAATTAGCTCCGACCTGCTCTTTATTTTCGGCTGCCCGATAATCAGCTTCCCATCACAATCGCGCAGGAGCCCGCGCTCCCTTTTCGTTTCCTGCCGTCGCAGCATGGCGATTTTGCGGATGTTCATCAATTTTCCTCGTAATTAATTTTGATTTCAGTTCTCGGACACTCGCCGTATATTTTTATAAAGTCGATTTTATAAACCAGAGAATCATCGCGCCAGGCGTAACCGTTCAAAGAATCCAAGATTGCTTTTATTAAATTATCGCCGTCCGGCTTAGTAGTTTTCGGGATCATGCCCCCCGCAGTAATCATCCGCTTTGACAAGCTTTTAATGTAAGGAAATACTGCGCAAATATCGACGCTGATCGGGCATTTGATCGTTGTTGTTTTGTGGAACCTTTGAAGGTAACATACCCGGACAAGGTTTTCAAACGTCGCGGTTTCCTTTGGGGTGTAGGCCCTGGGAAATCCATGCTGCATGCTGAACCGTGGACGGCCTTTTGGGACTGGAATGCCGGGAATCGTGAAGATGATTGTCTGCATCATGCCGCCTCTTTTTTAAGATGCAGTTCTTGATGATGCTTTCTACAGAGCCATCGGATTTCAAGAGGCTTTAAATAGTCGTCGTGATGTCCTTGAATATCTATAATTGTTCCGCAAGTTTCACAGGGCTGCCTTTTTAATATTCCGCGTTCGATGGCGTGATAGGAGGCAATTCTTGCATGATATGCAGACTGGTTTGTGGTGTTTTTTAATTTCGTAATTGCGAGAAGATTGTCCTTGTTTTTTTGATAATACTTTCTATTGCTTTGGGCGTGCATTCCCGGATGTTCCTTATAATATTTTTTGTTTCTTTCTTTACATTTTAATTTATTATTTGAATAATATTCTCTACTTTTAACTGCCATAACTTCGGCATTTTTTAAATAATTATCGTGCTGTCCTTTCTTTCTACATTCATTACATACGCCACGAGTTCCGATATTGCCAGAATCAAAAACCCTGATTAAAAAATCGGTCATTTCTTTTTCTTCTCCACATTTCGTACAAGTCTTTTTCATAACCCCTCCCAATAAAAAATCCCTGTGCCTGGTATGGCGTCCAAGCAACACCAAGGCCATGCGCTTTGGGGCGCAATTTTACAGGGAATAGTTTTCGGGATGGTGGACGCCATTGATTATAATATACCTTAAAAACGATTAAAGGTCAATAGCCAACCGGCACCAATGGAAAAACGCGCACTGGATGGAATGCTCGGGTGATTTCATTTTATCCCCGGTCCCTTGCCGCATTCCGGCGATCCTCGATATAGGCGTCCTCGCTGTCCGAATCCATGCTGCACATTTCTGACACGGATATAATGCGCGGAGTATTCTTAACTGCCCTTGCCATGGCCTCGTTGCGCGCGTCGGCCTGTTGTCGCAGATCGTCCGGCGTGATGTTGTGGTTGTCCTGTGTCATAATTCACCGTCCTCTCGTTTGGGTTTTTCTTTCCAATCCAGCCAAAAGCTAAACGCGACAATGGCCGCGAATCCGGCAATGACAATACCCATAATGCACCAGATTAGTGTTTGCAATGGCATAGACAGCATTATGCTTTCCCCCTTTCTTTTTCCCGGATAATTTCAGCGTCTATTTCAACAATTTTCTTTTCCAGATCGTCGCGCTGGCGTTTATAGATTTCGATTTTAGCCTGGGCCTTGAGTATCTGCTCTGCTAACGAATCTTTATCGGCATAGAGTGCTGCGATCCGGGCTTTGTGCTGCAAATTGGTTGTGGGCATATTACTCCTTTTCCCTAAACTGGTTTTTGTCGCTTGGCTGCGACGTGTCCGCCTCTTCCAGGTCCCGGCGCTGGGCGTCCCGGGGATCCCCCGTAGGCCAGTCCGGCGAGCATGTATTTGCAGGGTCTGTTTCTGTGAGCGTGTCCAGCTCTGCGGGTGTCACCGCGCCGGGCTTGGCCTCCTTTGCCTGGGCAAGTTTTGGCACCCGCGTTTTTTTTATGCGATACCAGCCGCTGATTTTGCCGTGGTGTATTCTAATGCCGCCAGATATTTCCATTACGCTACCTCCTATTTTTTATTGTGAGTTGTTGTCTACTTCTCCGTCCTGCCCACTGATTGCATACGGCTCAATCCTGGCACGCGACACGATCAAAGAAATTCCTATGCACATACAGCCTCCGAATGGTTAAATGATAATTTACAGTTCCAGTATTCGCGTTAAGTCCGCGATAAACTTTTCGTATAGTTCCGGTGTTCGCTTATAATGCTCCGGCAATTTATTATACATTTCTTTAAATATTTCGTATGTTTGCCAATCTCCCTTTGGTTCCATTTCTGCCAATTCTAAAATTCCTTGTGTCATAAATTCAATACCAGTCATGGTCATAATATCAGAATCCATTTTCTACCTCTGTAAATCGGCCATTATATTTATTATATTTCATAACTGAAACCCCAACCTGTCCATGATTACGAAATTTTATTTTTTGAACATATATTTCAACTCGCTCATTTTCCGGATGATCTGAATCGAATAGACGATAAACAGTAAGGCCGTTATCAGACTTGTTAAACCAATGGGCCGAACCATGAATATTATACAAAGTAGGAACATCGTATGTTTTTGTCCCGGTTTCTTTATCCATCTTGGCAGGGTGAGCCAATATAAAAAATAACACGTTTTTGGTTCTGGCAAAGCGCCGACAGGTTCTTAAAGATTCGCCAATATAATCAGATTCATTTTGACCAGAACTTCTTTGGTGAGTCAATTCGTTCCATGGGTCAATAACGATTCCTGTTGTTTTATTGTTTTCAATAGAATCATTGAAAACCTCTAAAATATACGGCAGTGTTAAATGGTCTTCATCAGGTTCTATAAACCTAAAATGAGGTGCTGCCTCTTTATAATATTTAAGCGCCTGTTCATCATTTAAATTATCTACGTGACACCTATGTCCAGACCAAATTTCGATTATTTTTGTCATGTGTTGATCGGTTGGGTGTTCCTCCGGACTGAATACGGCCCAATTAATGCCGTGTGCCTTAGAGAGAGACACCATAATTGCAGTCATAAAACTGCTTTTACCGTGACTTGGAATACCCGTTATAATATTAAGTTTCCCGAATGCTGGTCTATATAAATTTAAAAGCTTCGGCCATTCGATCATAGCAAAACCATTATCGTCTTTTTTCCCATGTAATCTTTCAAAAAAACTATCTTTATAATCCAGAAACGTTTTTATGTGTTCTGGATTGATTATTGTTTCACTCAATTTATCCATCCTCTTTTTTTAACCGTCTCTGGCATGGATACTGGTGGTTCATCCAACCATCTCTTTTTATTAAGATATGCCGAAGGATCGGGAATATATTGGCCGTTTTCTTTTGTCCATCCAGGGCTATTTGCCTGCCATTCAAGAGCGGATATTATTTTTTCAAACAATTCCGCCGGATTTAATTCTATCTTAAAAATTTGCTCCCATTTTTTAA